CACACTTGTCTTGTTCTTGCATCTTCTTTCCTCCCGCTGTCTAATAGATTCTTTATATGAAAGTTCTAATAGTTTATTCTCATTGTCCCAATATTCGTGGAACTTCACTTCTTCTTCATAATATCAGCAGTCTTAAGTCCGTATATACTAGCTACGACTCCGATAAAAATTGATTGGTACCAAAAAGGTAGACTACCAAATTTGTCAAAGAACATGTCTAATTTGAATTGAATTTCCGGATCTCCCGAGAAGACGGACCAAATCAATAATATTACTGGTGCTGAAACCAAGATTAAAACAAACTCATCTTTGTAGCCTTGGTCATTCGATTGTCTTACTGACGCCTGATACTCAACTTCACCCGAGGCCATCTTTTGAGCGTGCAGTAAAGCAGCATCAGACATAAGTATCTTAGCTTTTTGCTTGTTAGCAAATATAGCCGAACCAGTTTTTAATACTGTTGGTAAAAGGGATAACCACATTATGATTTATGAAACGATTGCAATTACGATTACTGCAGTAATTACACCTGCGATTATTTTTTTCTTTACAGTTAGACCATTCCAAATGCCCATAACTTTATTTTTTACTATGTCGATCATGTTGACCTCCTTGTTTAGTTTTTTGGATATTACTACTTTTTATCGTAATTGGCTAGTGTTTATCTACCGCCAGAATTGAAACCACCGCCACCAGCATTTTTCTCTCCTTTATTTGGATTTCCACCTTTTTGTTTATCTCTCTGTGCTTTATCTTTAGCTTTTTGTGCTTCTCTATTCTTATCTAAACCAGTTGTTTTATCAGTTGCACCTTCTCTATCTCTTTTGTCTCTTGCTTCTTGATTTCTTGCTTCTCTAGCTTGTTTAGCATAGTCCTTAGAAGCTTTTGAATTTAGGTCGAGATCATCTAACGCATCTTCTAACGCATCTTCCTTTCTTATTCTGTTCAGAAGGGCATCAAAAGAATTTTCTAATTCGAAATTTAGTTTTTCATTTGGGCTAAGCATATCTCTTAGCTCAGCTGTTCCAAAATCCGTATCCAAGCCAGATGTATCATTAAAAATGTCTTTGTAGTCAAAGCCAAGACGCTCTTCGTTTATAAGACTTTTATCTTCCGGATCGTTAAAAAAATCTTCCGGATTATTAAACGCGTTAGTTAACTCATTTTTATTTTCGGAAAAAGGGGTACTTGGGTAAGATAGTTTGTATGGATTAAATTTTCTATATGCCGAAATAAGATTTTCTTGTGTATTTAAATTTAAATCATTATTAAATCTATAATTTTCAACACCAGGGATAGCTCCCATAACAGAGGCAAACATACTTGCAGTTCCAAAAGGCATATCCGCTTCTTCAACTTCACCGGTGAAATTATTTACTCTGTAAGTTTTTCCTTTATAAGTTTCGTAAGAATATTTTTGATTATTAGCTGGATGTAACGGATCATTTTGACCTTGTACACCTGGAAACTGACCAAGGGCGTCGCCTTCGCCACCACCGAGGGGAGGTGAGCCACCACCGAGGGGAGGTGGGCTACTACCGCCACCAACAGAAGGAAAACCATCAGGGTTAGAACCTACACGTGGTTGACCAGCGCCAGCTTGTTGTCTATCATCAATACCATCACCGTCACTGTCTAAAAAATCTGCTGTAAAAGGACCACTTCTTAAAAAACCATCATCGCCAATACGTTCACCATAACGAGTGGCAGTATTGGTATTATTTCCATCAAACACATTACCTGAGTTCTGTGCGCCAAGTATACCTGTTAAAAAATCGGGACCGGTAGTGAATGCCATTAGTTAATACCTTTTATAGTTGCTTTCATTTCTTTAATACCATCTTTAGCTAAAGAAACCGAAGCCCGCATTTTAGCATGGTTATCATCTTGTTGCAATTTATCTTCAGAAATCTCTTTTGCTTGCAATAATTTCAAGTTTTCCATCGCTAATTTGTCTTCACCTTCCTCTTTTTTACGTGCTTCTTCACGTGCTTTTAGCTGTAATTCGTCCGCTTTTAACTGCAATAATGGGTCATTTCCAAGGGTATTTAGCACTCTTTTCTCTTCTTCAGCGTACTCTTCCATGGTTTCAGCCACTAATTGAGCCTTTCTTGACTCCATAGCTTCATTTAACATCTGTTGTTGCTGTTGCATCTGCATAACTTGTGGGTTTTGTTGCATTGCTTGTGGATTTAGCTGTTGTTGCTCTAAAATAGGCGCCATTTGTTGTGAAAGTTGCTGTAATTGTGCTATTTCGTCTTTAAATTCAAGTGTTACTTGCTCTGTAGCCATTAAACTGATGTGTTCCATGATGTTTTTCTGTACTGAAGCCAATATTTGTGGGTTAGTGCGTACCATCATAGTCCCCATAAAGCTTAAATGCGCTTTCATGTGCGCAGTATGGTCTTGTCCTGGAAAAGCTTGGAATGGTTTGCTTGATAAGGCCGCTATATGCTCTTGTCCTGGATCAGCAGGCTGTGGTTGTTGTGGTGGTGGTAATAATTGATCAATATCTTTAATGCCTAAAGCTTCGTACATGTCATGATAGGCAGTATATAAGTTATGCATCTCTGGATTAGACATAGCCATTTGTAATTGCGTTTGTGCCACACTAATACGTTGCGTTTGTGAAAAGATATTAGGATCCGCAACCGGAATGATATCTACCTCAGGTCCAAAGTCTGTTTGTTTAATTTGTCTTTCACCACCAACAACATCATATGGATAAATAGGTGGTAGGTAAGTTCCAAAACAATCTGATAGCAACATAAATTCACGTTTCATACTTGCATACAAACGTTTATGAATAGCTGACATAACTCTAGAGCCACGTTCTAATAAAGCAACGGTTGTGCCTACTGCTGCCGATTGATTGCCGTCACCGACCTGCATATCAGCGATGCTCGCAAATCTTTGCCCGGCTTGTACTACTTGGCCCATTAAAGCCAGTAGTGTTTGTGAAGGTTCTTTGAATGGTAATATTTTAAACGCATCATCAAGTCTACCGCCCGGCGCATCTACGTCTCTAAACTCACCTGGTTGTAATGGTTGGGCTTCATCGCGTACTCTGATGCCACGCTGTTTAAATCCTGCTGGTAAATTAGCTAGTGTACCTGCATCAAGTAATTGTCTCAAAGCTGCAGTAGCCGTTCTAGATAAACCACCAATCATGTGGATTAAACCAAAGCCGTAAAAGCCTAGTCCTGGTAAAAATTTAAAATGTACAAAATAATCCGTACGTTTTTTTAATGGATCTTTTGCATCAAAGTTTCTACGAATAGCTAAGACTTCATTGCTGCCTTCTTCTATGGTTACAATGTAAGGTAGTTTAATTCCAGTTGGTTCTCCTTCTTCGTCCATTTCTTCAAACCCGTCAAGGTCTAAAGCAACATGACATTCTAGTAAGGTATAAATTTCATCTTTATTAGTAGTAGAGGTACCTTCTAAACTGTTTTTCTTTTCTTGAATTTCGCTCTCTTTATAATTTGGAGTACCTAGATCTATGTCACTATAAAAACCACTTACTTGATTTTTACGTAAATCATTTTCAGACATTTTTAAAACATGAATAATAGTATCAGCTTCTTCTAATGAAGATGCGGTGTAAGGTACAACTAAATCTTCTGCGGGTACAAATTTAGATACACAACGAGCTTTAGTTTCGTCGTAATAAACTTTTTTAAAAGTACTACCAGCAAGAGGTAGATTAAATAACATTTGATCAAACTCAGGTTCATACTCAGTCATCTCACACATTAATTGATAATTCATAAAATCTTTAACTCGCTCTGCTTGAGCTTGTTTGACATCATCAACTTTACCTACAACTCTAGTTCTAACTGGACCACCTGCGGGTAATAATTCTTTGTAAGCTAAAGCTTGAAACTGAGTAACCGCTTCGGCTAGTACGGGGTGGGTTGCACCACTAGCACCAGCAAACGGTTCGGTTCGGTTCTCGTATTTAAAACCAAGTAAATCTAAACCTTTAGTGTAGGCTTGTTCCCAATCGTCGCGAGCTGATTTATTATCTTCGTACTCACTTTGTAAATCAGAAGCTAAACTAGCTAAAATATCTTCGTCTAGTAAGTCAGCTAAATTGGCACGTGGATCGTCGCCACCTTCTGCCACCATTGCTGCTGGATCAAAATCTATTTCAACACCACCGTCTTCTAGCTCATTAATTTCTATTGGACCTTTAGCCTCTTCTTCTTGAGGTAGTTCTATGTCTTGCGCCAGTTCTTCTGGTCCGGGTAAATTGATTTTACCACGTACGTTATCTATTTCAGCCATTATGCCTTTTCTCCTTAAATAAGGTTCCTACCCCACCACCATTCTTATAGCCTACTCTGCCGCCTTTGGCAAATCCATCAATATCTTCTTTTTCTGTAGCTTTCTTAAAATCTGCCACTAATTCCTCTAATCTTTCCGTTGAGGCTTTATTGCCTTGGGTAGCAAAATCTTCTATTTTAGTAATACCTAGTCTTAAATCATCAATATGGTCGGCAGGGTTTTCATAATCTTGCAGTTCACCTTTTTGAAACTCGCTGGCATAAAACTCACTTTCTTCTACAAATTCTTTACCATCTGGTCGTTTGTTTCTGGTTGGTGGAATATATTCAAAACCAACTTGTTGAAAATCATCGCCTCGCGTACTTATTTCTATATTACCACTTACAGCATCTTCATATAATATGTAGTCATCACCATCCGGTGATTTAAGTTTATAGGTGTTGAGTGAATCACGGCCTCCAGTTGCAGTAGTAGTTTGTTTACCTTGCGTTTTAATTTTATCTACTAACATTGGAAACCAGCTTGGCATCCCTTGTGCCGTTATTTCAGGAACTACCGCCGCTACTTTAGGTGCTGTTTTTATACCACCAGTTAAAGCTGCGGCAATGCCACCACCTAATACACCTAAGAAACCGCGGCGTGATATATTTAATTTTGGTACTTTAGGTTTATCTGCCATATTATTTTTTTCTAAAAAGTGAA